GGAGGATACACTGACCAAAATGGCTGTTTGGAAGAGACCTCTTTTCGCGGCGGTACCATATCTGTCCGAGACGACTGCTACGGCAGTATCTCGGAGCTAAGATTAGGCGTAGCCAAGACGAAGGGTAAACTCCGGGTAGTCACGATGCAGAGCGCGCGTGTAAAAAGGGTTCTAGCCCCTGTTCATGAAGCGCTCTACGATCATTTGACCAGTTTTGGTTGGTGTGTAAGGGGGGACGTTGAGAAAAGGGACTTTCAGTCGATTGTCGATGACCGTAAGCCCGGAGAGTCGTTCATCTCCGGTGACTATACGGCCGCCACTGACAACGTGTTACCTTGGGTGACCGAGGCTATCACGAGTGTGTTGGCTGAGAGTTCTTATCTCACTGAGGAGGAGAGAGGTATTATGTTGGCAGCAGTGGGGGACCTTCATTTGTGGTCTAAAAGCCGCAAGACACTTTATAAGTTGACTAGAAAACAGATGATGGGGAACCTTTTGAGTTTCCCAATTCTGTGCCTTATCAACAAGGTCTCTTACGACATCTGCTGCGACATTACCTTTGGTTCCGGCGTTAGGAGGGTTGGCCGTTTCAACGGCGATGACTGCATGTTCAATGGTGACCGTAAATTCTTCTCTTTGTGGGAAGAAGTCACTTCCACCTTTGGACTTGTAGTTAATCGCCAGAAGACTGGCTTTTCAGACACGTGGCTCGACCTGAATAGTCAGCCTTTCCATGTGCCCTCCGGTCGCCTCGTTCCAAGGCATTGCCTCTCTTTCCTCCGTCCATTCCGTAATGACTGTGTGGACTTGCTCGGTGAAGTCTGGAAGGGTGTGAAAGGGATGAAGCATAGCGTGCGCCAGTATGCTATCTCGGTCCTTGCTCGACACGAAATCGTCCTGAGAGATTTTTGTGTTGCGAACATACCTAGATATGTCTTTACCGGGTTAATGAAGAAGTCCTGGTTCAGAAGGTGGCGGGGATCTGATCCCGTACCGCCCATCATTACCGGGGTTTCTCGGTCCTGCGAAGTCGTGGTGGCGGATCCTCCAAGAGAGGATCTCTTCGCCATCGTTGACCAGGCACACGCAGAGTCAGAACGTGAGAGGGTCAGGCGTTGGACAGGTGTTCCTCTAGAGTTTCTTGCTCGTCCTGTATGGGACTTGAAGAATTCTTTCGATGTGAACCCCGGTCCTTACACGAAGACTCTCAGACGTAAAGGACGTCCCCCTCTCCCCCCCCTCATCTCACCGAAACGTAGTGCAAAGAAATTCGTTAGAGTCGTTCGCTGGCAGTACTCTTGGTCGAAACCGGTTCTTGACTGGTTCGAGATGGAGTTCGGTCTGAGTGGCTTTGCGAAATACTCGAAATGGGGCCCTGATCATCCAAGGATGGTCCCTCATGTAGAGTGCAAGAACTACGTACCTTTGAGGTTCATTGTTCCCGTTCCTCCGTCATTGATGCCTCCGGGCCCTTACGGGCTTTAATGGTGTTGATCAGCGGGCTTTTATTAGTGTGCCATGGTTGTTGTGGTTGGCGACCGGAGGGGACGGTATACGCCCCGGTTCCGTGCTCCGAGCGAGGAGTGCGGCTAAGTTCCAAAACACCGAACTACCCGAGTCATAGGGGATCTCTCCTGCGCAATGATATGCACAAACAACACCTGCGATTGCGGGTGGTGCATGCGGCCTATAACAAGGCAGCGGGACCTCACCTAGGCGGAGGAGACGAGGGTCGATATGGAAGCCGGACCAGCTGAACGAAACTAACCGGAAAACAGTTTCTGCGTGAAGTTGGGTAGATCTAGCCTGGAAACGGACTAGGGAGCTATCCCACGCATCAACCTAAAGTACATTAGTATGAAACGATAAGTTCAAATCTATAGCTCTGTAGAGAGTGTAGGGACACGACCTGC